ATCTTCTTGGTCTGACCAGCGTATCAGCATAGGGTTCTGTACTGCGGAGCCGTAGTCGTTTACCCCAAAACCAATGACAAAGCGTGAGGCGTCCGACACCATAACTATGTTGCAGAAATCTGGGGTATCCCCAGCAGTGAGCAAAACGCCACGGCCAAAAATGTTTGGGTTGGCGTTAACCTCCCAAAGATAAAGCCCACCGCCACGGGGATTAAAAATTAAATCCTCACCAAAATTGGCTTGACTCCACAAACGAAGCTGTGCGCCAAAGCCTACACCAGCGGGCGCAGGCGAACCCCAACCAGTGCTTGAATATCCAGTGGTAACGCCGCCCCAGCCGCCAGCGCCCCAGCCCACACTGACTGTAGAGGTGGCGGAGCCGGTTGTGATTTGATATGTACCAACAATAGAACCGCCGCCATTACCCACATCCGAAGCGTTCGCCGCAACCGCAGAAGTAACTGTGTAGACGTTATTGCTGGTAATTGAAACAACTTGATACTCTTTATTAAGCACGGTAGCGGTAATTGCCCCGCCGAGGCTGGCCGCGCCACTGTACGTAACAAAATCGCCAGCCTGCGCTCCGTGCGCGGCGTCGGTTACCGTCAGGGTGGTTGAGCCATCTACGGCTGCGAAAGTTACATCCCCGGCAGAAGTTGTGCTGCGTATGGGGGTAACGTCGTAAAAAATGCCGCCTGTGCTGTTCTGGATATAAAACTTGAGATTCGTGCCAACGCCTAGCAGGTTGTAGCTAGACAGCGTGACCCAGTTAAACAGAGAGCGGCAGACGCCCCAGAACGATCCCGCAGGTGGTGTTAGCGCAGAGTTAGTTGTGCCGGTGTCGGCAACCCAGCCGCCAATCTTCTCCGCCGAGCCCGAGCGAAAGCGCACTTTATCGCTCTCAAACCAACCGCCCTCATTGGCGAGCGTAGTGGACTCTCGGTTTACACCGGGTCTGAACTGGAGTTTTTGTAGAGGCATGGTTCATTTTCCCACGTATCAGGCGAAAGGTCGAGTGCCTGCTTTGTCAATGATAAGCGCTTGCCTGCGTGGGGTTCCGTCTGGTGTGTTCGTCACGCTGATGTGCGTCCATGAATCAAACTCACGGATGATTTGGTCAAAGGGTAAACCCGCAGCAATCACTGCGCGGACTACTGCATCAGGAGTCATTCCGGGAACACGGATGTCAGCCGCGCAGCCAATTCTATGCTGGCTCGTGTCTTTAGAGCCAACGCTGTCGTTGACTTGTTTTGACCGGAAGGCGCTGTTGACCATGATGGGCTTGCCGTCCAGCGCAGTCTTTACCTGCTCCAAGAACTCAGCAAGTCGTTGCAGGTTGGCAGTCTCGTCTTCGTTTGGTGTGTTGTCAAACTGTCGGTGGCTGGTGGCGGTCAATTCCGCAAGGGTGAAGTGTGGGGTCATTTCACGTCTTTCAGTTTCTGGATTTCATTGCCTTTGTCTTTGGAGCCTTGGGAGCTACCACGATGGAAGTTCAACACCGTCCCGCACATGGTAATTAACGAGCCAAGCGCCATGTAGACAAGTTCCTTGTTGGCATCGGGCACGCCCTTCATAAACGCAAACCAAGCCAAAAAGATTGTGGCGGAGACGATGCCGATGTCCAGAATGTAAGCCGTGTTCTTAGCCAACCACGCTGCGCTGGGGGACTCCTGAATCTTGGCGTTCATGTCTCGTGCGCTGTCGGTGTTGGCGTTATTTAACTCAAGCACCTTGGTGTCGTTCGCCATCTTGGCCAACTCACCGTCCTGAACCATCTTGCCCAACTCTATCTGGGCCTTGGCCTTAGCCTCTGGGTCAGGGATAAGTTTGTCGATGAGCTTGCCACCGACTTCAAAGAGTGCTGTGAGGGGGAACATTACTGTTTACTCCTAGATAACATGGTTGCTGCAATTTGAAGCATAGCGCGGGCCTTGTCAAGGTCTTCAGGCTCAGTGGCCCAACCGACTGTGATCTGCCCAATAAAACGCCCCGGTTCTGGAGGGATGCCCACCCGACAGGTGTAGCCCACGCCCTTGGTTATGTACCACAGCCCCATCTCGGACTGCGCTGATTTGTACTCCCCGCAGGGAATCTCACTTGCCATCAACCTGACCACATCGGCATTGTTGGCTGCGTTCTGTGTAAACAGGCCCACATCCAGCCCGTCGTTGGTCTTGTCCCTGCCATCCTTGGCGTAGGCGCGGTGCAGGACGCGAGTGCCAAACATCGTATTGACCTTGAACACCGCCACCACTAGAGCGCCAGACTGTTTAAACAGGTGGGCAGCAGCGTCCTCAACCCTGTCCTCTGCAATGCTTGGAATCTTCTTGGACTCCTTGTAAGCACCTATCAACAACTCTTGGTTTGTATATACAAAGTATCCTGCAAAGGTCAGGACAGCCATCAGCACCATCGCAAACAGACGGAACGGACTGGACACATAGGCCAGCACCTTGTCAACTAGGTTTAAACGCTCATCACTCATGGTCAGCACTTACCTTTGCATTGCTGCACAGCTTCGTAGACAACCCAGCCAACCCCGCCAAGCACCAGCACGAAGACCAGCAGCATCAGCACAATGGTGATGACCTCATCCATTTCTTTCTTGTGCTTGGCTGCTGCCGCCTTGCGCTTGCCCTCGGCAATGGCATGATCGCGCTCAATCTTGGCAGTGCGGGCGACAATCTTCTGCCAAACATCCATTTTGTTGGACGAGAAGAAGAGCATCTTGATCTCTTCCTCAAATGCACGGGCGCTCTCAATCGCCATCTCAAGCTCAATGGCTTGGCCTTTGGCTGACCCTGAGAACCCGCCCTTGCTAACCACCTCGATTGCATCAGCCTTGGCGCTGAAGTACTGCCCTAAGACGGGGCCAAGACTTTCAATGTCCTGCACCGTAGCCACGGTTTTTTTGACCAGCTTGACGGCTGTGGAGATGGCGGCTAGCGCCGTAAATGGATCGATCACTTCTTTCTCTCCCGCCACTTCAAGCACCAGACCAGCAGCCGGTCAGATGACCAACTCCACCTCACGCACTCAAAGACGGGCGCGGGGGCTTGCACTGCCGGAGGTGGGGGTGGCAGGGCGTCCATATCTACTCACTCTTGGTAGGCCAGACAACAGCGAACGGAAACTCCGGTTGCAGAGGGACATCTCGCAGCGCTTGCCGGTACGCAGACCACTTAGTTTTGATGGCTTGTGGCACATCCCCGGCTTGCGTCCAGTCTGTTTGCGCTAACTTGATGTCCCGCTCTTGCCTGATTGCGCGGGCAAGTTCTTCTTCAGTTGGGGCGGGTGGCGGTACAAACTCCGCAATCTCTCCATAGACCCCTGCCAAAATGTTCTGGTAAATCTGCTGCCCGTGTGCTTCAGGGTCGTCTTTCGTCGCTGTAAACGGTAGCTCAGCATTCCACCCATCCCAACGGATCAGGACGTTTATGCCGGTATGCTCTGCGTCACACCACTGCGGCTGCTTTGCATATTCAAGCTGCATATCAAGACACGCGAAGCCAAAGAGACGAGCAGCTAGAGTTGGTGATGTTTACACCCTGATATTCGTACGAGCCTTCGATATAGCCCATCAGGAGCCACGTTCCGCTTGCAGCGCCGCCCGTAGGCGTAGACACGTAGTTACCGCTGCCAAACCGACCACCGTTACTTTGGGCTGACCGATACCGCAGGTTGGACCCCGGCTGCGTTGTTCCCGTGCTTTGCACCGAGTTTGTTTCGCAACTCATAAATGCGTAAGTTCCAACAGCGCCGACAGAAGCACCAGCAGTAGCGTTGAGAACCGTTGTCGTTGTAACGCCAGTCCCAGTCGATGCAGCGGTAATCCGCCCCTTGGAGTCCACGGTAATATTGGCCGTAGTGTAGGAGCCTGCTGACACCGCCGTGTTTGCCAGTGTTGTGGCGTTACCGACTGAAGTTACGTCCCCAGTGAGGTTGGCGTTGGTGACAACAGTGGCTGCGTTCCCTACGGAGGTGACACCTCCGGTCAGGTTGGCGTTTGTCGTTACGTTCCCCGCTGTCAGACCCGCCGCTGTGCCAGTGATGTTCGTTCCAACCAAGGCAGTCGGCGTGCCCAGAGCGGGAGTTACCAGCGTGGGGCTTGTGCTCAGGACGGTGTTGCCCGTGCCGGTGGAGGTTGTGACCCCTGTGCCGCCGTTAAGTACGGGGAGAACTCCGGTCAGGTTAGCCGCCTCGATGGTGTAGAAACTAGCGCCTGTGCTGAAGACCAAGAGCTTCTTGCCCGTTGGAATGGCGATGCCTGCGCCTGCTGCGGTTGTGTTGCCCAGCACCGTGGAGTTGTAAATCGTCGCTGTGTAAGCGGTCGTGTTCCAGATGATGTAGGTCTTTTCCTGCGGTGGTGCGTAAACGGCAAAGTCTGCGGTGGTCGTGGTAGTCAGGGCAATGACTGCGTTGCGTGCTTGGTCAGCGGCCCCGTCCAGTGCAGTGAAGGCTTGGTTGGCCGAGGTGACGGACACAGACACGTACCCCGCAATCGCGGATTCAATGAGCGTGCCGAGGTTGGTGTTGGTCGTGGACCCCCACGTACCGGCTTGGTCGCCAGCGCCAATGAGTTCAATACGCAGCGAGGGGGAGTAGGTGCTTGACATGTGTGTCCTTACGTTCGGGGTATTTTCGCAGGTTTACGTAACAATCTCTTGCCAATTTGGAACTTGCGTGTCGTCAATCTGAGTCCACGAAACCGGCAGGGGGTCGTATGTTGTATTTAGTTGACCAGCAAAGGACATCGAACCGAAGCTAAAACCGGCAAACACTG